TTATTAGACTCTGAATACACCTTAGATAATTTACAAATAACGCGCGTTGCCGAAGTAGCGTCAATCCTAAACGACGAGTTATGGAATCTAAAAGAGCCAAAAGTAAAACCTGTGGTTGCGGTATATCCAAGCTCTTTTTTAGATCAAACAGGACAAAGACGCAGTAACAGCGCGTTTGCTACCTTTAGCACGGCGGTTACACAAGCACCTTACACTTTGTTGATACAGACTTTAAAAAACACTGCACAAGGTAATTTTTTCGAGGTGGTTGAACGCATCGGCTTAGACAACCTTAGTAAAGAACGCCAACTCATCCGTTCTACTAGAGAAAGTTTTAAAGAACCGCAAAAACTAAAAGCTTTGATGTTTGCCGGCTTAATTATAGAGGGCGCAGTCGTTAGTTACGAAAGCAATATAAGGACAGGCGGCACAGGTGGCAGAGTCTTAGGCATAGGCATGAGCAGACAGTATCGCCAAGATACCGTTACCGTTAGTTTGCGTTTCATATCTGTATTGACCGGCAGAATATTGACTGAGGTTACAACAACAAAAAGCATACTGAGTGTAGGCATTAACGAGGACATATTTAGATTTGTTAGAAACAATACTGAGCTTATTGAAATTGAAAACGGTAATGTCGAGAACGAATCTATAACTTTAGCTTTACAATCTGCTATAGAGGTTGCTGTATTAAAGAACATCGAAAAAGGTATAATCAAAGGCTATTGGAGTTATAAGGATGATTAAATATTTTTTATTATTATTTGTGGGTTTCGTATATGCGACGGACAATGAAGTTAGCATTGACCAAGTAGGTAACACCATAAACATAGACGTTGAGCAATTAGGATCTGGCAACTTAATCGGTGGAGCAAACGCCGTGTCAGGCACCATGACACCGCTAGATTTGGATGGTGTGACAATGACTTTAGATATCAATCAAATAGGATCTAGCAACTTATTTAAGGGTGATATTTACGCAGATACTTATACCGGTTTTTTTGAGTTTACCGGCGATTCTAACGTCTTTGACATACAAACAGATCCAAGCAACACCTATGGAGCAGATTCTAGTAACGTCAACATACAAGTCTCAGGATCTTCAAACGACATGTCATTAGATCAAGCCACTAATGCCATGGCATCGACACTTGATTTAGATTGGATAATCAACGGTTCTAACAACACGATTGATTCTGATATTGACGTGGATCTAGCCACAAATTACATGGACATAGACGGATCGGACAACACTGTCAATTATAACGGCGACGGCTATCAAGGCGGTTACTTTTATTTAGATCACACAGGCGGATCAAGAACAATAAATGTTACACAAGCATCTACTTTGGATAACGATTGGTTACGGGTCATTAGTAGCGGCTCAAATGGATCTGTCTGCATTATCCAAAACGACCAAGGAACCTCAACAAGCTGTTGATGTAGGATCTGTTAATGAAGTAACAGGTTTTGCACAAATCGAAAGGGACGAGGCATTTGCGGCCACGCCTAACTTTGTCGTGCAATCTTACGATAAAGCACAAACCGAGGCAGGCCGTATGGGTATACGTTTTGTCGACGATACCACCATAAAAATAACCGAAAACTCTACGGTTATCATAGACGAGTTTGTTTTTGATCCAGACCCATCTAAGTCAAAACTTGCCGTCAACTTTCTAAAAGGCACGGCTCGTTTCACCACGGGACTGACAGGCAAAGTAGCAAAAGAAAACATGATACTAAGGACCAACTCCGCTACGGTCGGAATCAGAGGTACGGATTTTAGCGTAACAGTAAATTCAGACACATCAGAGTCTTTATTTATATTATTACCGGATCAAGACGGAGCACCATCAGGTGAAATATCAGTGACCACAAACATGGGCACGGTAATACTGAATCAAGCATTTCAAGCCACCACAACAACAACTTTAGACACGGCACCCACAGATCCGGTTATTTTAGATCTATCTTTGGATTTTATAGATAACATGCTTATCGTATCGCCGCCGAAGAAAACCAAGGATTTTTTAGAAGATCAAGAATCTACAGATAGCGTAGATCCAATATTAGATTTTAACGAGCTAGACATTGATTATTTAGCAGAGGAAAACTTAGGCGAAGAAGGGCTTGAGTTTACCGAACTAGATTATGACGCGCTTAACGTAAACTTTTTGGAAGATCTCTTAGATATTATTAGCGAGCTAGACAGAATAGATGACGAGGATCAACTCGCACAAGAGGCAACATCTACAAATATCAAAGGCACATTAGTCGGGCAAGACACAAAAACTCAAATAACTACCATAGTTACAGGTGAAAAAATAAAAATGACCAGAGCAGTAGGATCTAGTGCTGCCATAAATATAGACAGCGGTAATAGTTATACGGTTGTGTTAGAACAAAACGGCGTTGTCAACGAGGTCAAAGTAAACGGTGGTAGCTCCTCAACGATTGTCATTAGACAAAGCTCAGGATAGAAACTAGAATTATAAACCATGACAAAGGTATTTTTAGGCGTAATTGTTGTGTTGCTTTCCTTATGTGGTTTTTTGTATTATCAAAACCAATCTTTATCTAGTTTAAACAAAGCATTTGAACTACGCGATCAAGAACAAAAAGCAGCCATCAAATCTTTGCAAAATGACTTTAAGGTACAAACCGAAGGGTTATTAGACATCCAAAGAAAAAATCAACAAATAGAACAAGAAATGAATAGATACCTTGATATATTCAAAAGACATAATCTAAGCAAACTTGCTGCGGCAAAGCCAGGCTTAATAGAAACGAGAGTAAACAATGGCACAAAAGAAGTATTTGAAAGCATTGAACAAGACAGTCGTAATATTGACAGTCTTGATGACGGTTTACAGTTGCGGCCTAATTCCTAAAAAGGTTGACGTAGTTTCTAAACCTATAGAAAGAACCATAGCACAACCCATATTACCAAGAGGTTTGGATCTCAAAGAACCTTATTGGTATGTGGTATCGGATAAAAATATAGACGATTTTTTAGAAAAATTAAAAAAAGAAGAGGGCAGATTGGTGTTCGTAGCGATGTCTGTGCCTGACTACGAGCTGATGGCTTACAACATGCAAGAGCTAAAAAGATATATAAACGAACTCAAAGAAGTGGTAGTTTATTACCGCATGGTAACTACAAAATAGGAGTTAATATGAAAACCTCAGCAGAAGGCAAGGCTTTGATTAAAAAATTTGAAGGTTGCGCATTAGAAAGTTATTTGTGTCCATCAAAAGTTTGGACTATCGGTTTCGGCACAACTAAAAACGTGGTTGAAGGCATGACCATAACACAGCAGATGGCAGAAGAAATGCTTGATAAGGATTTATTAGAGTTTGAAGAATACGTCGACAAATTAATAGAAGTACCATTAAATCAATCACAATATGATGCTCTTATTGCGTGGACCTACAACCTCGGACCAACAAACTTAAAAAATTCTTCGTTAAGAAAAGTCTTAAATAAGGGGGCGTACGACGAAGTACCGGCACAAATGCGTCGGTGGAATAAATCAAACGGCGAAGTTTTAAACGGTTTGGTTCGCAGAAGAGAGGCAGAATCTTTATTGTTTCAAGGTAAGGAATGGCACGAAGTTTAACGATATGTAATACTACCGCTAGGCGGTTTGCGCTTAGAGTTAGGTGGTTATTACGTCACTACCTAATCACCTAGCTCGACCATGAGTGATATATCATTTAAAGATTTTGACATTCTTTCTGAGCAAGATAAGGCAGAGGCCTTAGCGTTGTTAAACCGTTACGATCAACTAGAAAAACAAGACAGTTGCCAAACCGATTTTATGTCGTTTGTAAAACACATGTGGCCAGACTTTATAGAAGGTCGACACCACAAAATAATTGCAGAAAAATTTAATAAAATAGCAGAAGGTAAATGCAAAAGACTTATTGTGTGCTTGCCGCCTAGACACTCTAAATCAGAGTTTGCATCAACATTTTTTCCTGCTTGGATGATGGGTAAAAAAGGTAATCTTAAAATAATCCAAACCACACACACCGCAGAGTTAGCTGTGCGATTCGGTCGTAGAGTAAGAAACATTATAGATAGCGAAGATTACCAACACATTTTCCCTGATTTGCAACTCCAAGCCGATAACAAATCTGCCGGACGCTGGACTACCAATAAAGACGGAGAAAGTTTTTATGCAGGTGTAGGCGGTGCTATTACGGGTCGTGGTGCAGATTTACTGATTATTGACGATCCACATTCAGAACAAGATGCTCTGTCACCGAAAGCGATGGAATCTGCTTACGAATGGTATACGTCAGGACCTAGACAGCGTTTACAACCTGGTGGAATCATCGTGATAGTAATGACGCGCTGGAGCACAAAAGATTTGGTAGGTAATGTATTAAAAAAACAATCAGATGAGTTTGCCGACCAATGGGAGGTCATAGAGTTTCCGGCGATTATGCCAGAATCCGAAGATCCTCTATGGCCAGAGTTTTGGAAAAAAGACGAATTACTAAGCGTAAAAGCATCATTGCCTATATCTAAATGGAACTCACAATGGATGCAGGATCCAACCGCAGAAGAAGGCTCTATCGTAAAACGAGAGTGGTGGAACAGGTGGGAAGATGCTGACGTGCCTTCGTATTCTTATGTGATACAAAGTTACGATACCGCTTTTTCTAAAAAGGATACGGCAGATTACTCAGCGATAACCACTTGGGCCATATTTAATCGTGGCGATGAAAACGCTGATGAAATAATTTTATTAGACGCAAAAAGAGTCAGATGTGACTTTCCGGAGTTAAAAAAACTAGCTTTGGAAGAGTACCGCTATTGGGAGCCTGATTGTGTTTTGATAGAGGCGAAAGCATCAGGTACACCATTGACACAAGAGCTGCGGAGGATGGGCATACCGGTAACATCTTATGCACCGAGCAGAGGACAAGACAAAGTAGCACGCATGAACAGTGTTGCTCCTATGTTTGAATCTGGCATGGTATGGGCACCAGAACATGATTTTGCTGATGATGTAATTGAAGAAATGGCCTCGTTTCCTTTTGGGGATTATGACGACTATTGCGATAGTGCTACAATGGCTTTGATGCGATTTAGGCAGGGAGGTTTTATTTCCTTAAATGAGGATTATCAAGACGAAGTAAAACTTCTTAAATCAGATAGGACGGTTTACTATTGAAAATATTTTTAACTAAATTTGAGCATGATGGAAGAGATTATTGCGGCCCAGATATACATGCAGATTCGTTAGAGGAGGCTGAACTCATAGCTGAATATAGCGGTTTGTGGGTAGAAGGAGAACTAACAGATTTAGTTGGGATAGATATAGAAAGCAGACCAAGAGTGTTACACTAATTTATTATGGCTATTGATAAAGGATTAGGCACAGAAGATAACCCAGATATTAGACAAATGGGTTCTGCTGTTGAGGTCGTTCCAGACACAACTAGAGAAGATCAGATTAGACAAGCTGCTGAAATTTTAGTGGATCAAGAGCAGGTTTTAATTGACGCTGAAATAACGCCAGAAATACCACAAGTTGGTTTTAACATAAATTTAGCTGAGGTTTTGGGCGACGACGTTTTGACAAGCATAGCAAGCGATATATTAAGCTCTATCAAAGGCGACAAACAATCTAGGAGCGAGTGGGAAAAAACTTATACAGATGGCCTAAAGTATCTTGGCATGAAGTTTGACGATGCAAGATCACAACCGTTTGAGGGATCTTCTGGAGTCATTCATCCTATCTTGGCTGAGGCTGTTACACAGTTTCAAGCACAAGCCTATAAAGAAATGTTACCCGCTAAAGGACCTGTAAAAACAGAAATAGTGGGAGCTCGTACAGTAGAAATAGAAAACCAAGCGGAAAGAGTCCAAGAGTTTATGAACTATTACATTATGAATGTAATGGAAGAATACGATCCTGAGTTAGATCAGATGTTGTTTTACTTACCGCTTGCTGGTTCTGCTTTTAAAAAAGTTTACTTTGATGTGGTGTTAAATAGAGCCATATCTAAATTTATACCGCCAGAAGATCTTATCGTGCCTTACGAGGCTGCTGATATTAGCTCTGCGGAAAGGATTACGCATGTGATTAACATGTCCTCTAATGAAATAAAAAAACAACAACTTTCTGGTTTTTATGCAAATGTGGACATAGGATCCGATGGTTATTCTGAGGATATGTCAGAGATTGAAGAGGCCATAGACGAAATACAAGGTATCTCTCCATCATACAAAGAAAATAGAAACAGAACCGTATACGAGGTACACACTGTTTTAGATATAGAGGGTTTTGAGGATGTTGACGCAGCAGGTAATCCAACAGGACTAAAACTACCTTACATAGTAACAATCGAAGATAGCTCAGAAAAAGTTTTAAGTATCAGGCGCAACTACAACGAGACAGATCCACTTAAAAATAAAATAAATTATTTTGTGCAATACAAGTTTATGCCTGGTCTTGGATTTTATGGCTTAGGTCTGTCTCATATGATCGGTGGTTTATCCAAGGCATCTACGTCTATTTTAAGACAGCTCATTGATGCAGGCACATTAGCTAACCTACCAGCTGGTTTTAAAGCTAGAGGTATGCGTATTCGTGACGAAGACGATCCATTACAGCCTGGTGAGTTTAGA